GCTTCCAGTTCTCAATCCAGTAGGTGGACGATGAAACGGCTACTGCTACTACTGACGGCCCTGCTGATTGGACCCGTTGCGGCGAACGCCCAACCGGCAATCGGCCCCGTCTACCCGCTGCAAATTCGGACGTTGATCACCTACCCCACAACCTTTTACGTTTCCCCAACGGGCAGCGATTCCAATCCCTGCACCTCCGATGCTCCCTGCGCTACAGTGCAGGCGGTCTACAATTCCCTTGTGACTTCATTCGATCTTGGCGGGCAGACAATCACCATTCAGTTCGCCGATGGCACATACACCAACGGGGTAAACTCAACCATAGCGCCGACCGGCGGTGGATCGATTATCTTTCAGGGTAATGCCAGCAGCAATACCGCGGTGCTATTCCAGTGCGATGGGGATTGCTGGCACTTTTCCTTCAACAGTGCAGTTGCGCTTCAATTCGTCAATCTCTCCACCACTGCCGGTGCCGCCTCGAACGAGTATTACTTCTATGGCGCAATCAACGCCACCATGACTGGCATCTATCTCAAGGGCGGCGGCATCTTCGGAGTCTATGCAGAGAACCGGGCAACCGTGGTCTTTGACACCACAAACTGGAACTTCGACGGAACCTGGACCGGAACGGACAGTTCGGTTCTCGGAGCATATTTCGGGGGAACCATAGTTGTAAATGCTTCGACCGTAACGACGAACGTTGGCGCCACATATACGAATTTCGTCATAGCCTACGCCGGCACAATTCGGAGCGCAGGCGTTACGTTTACGCTGGCAGCGGGCGCATACACAGGCAAGCGATCCTCCACAACAATAAATGGCCTCAATGCCGGAAACGGCTGCGGCACCTATTGGCCAGGCAGCATAGCCGGCACCGCAACCGCCGGCGGCCAGTGCTTCACATGATCAGAGGACTATCCATGAAAACGCTCGCCCGCATCCTTCTGTTCCTCGCATTGGCGGCACCGGCACACGCACAGATCAACGGCAGCTACCGCGGGAATGTCTACTATGTGAAAGCCACTGGCAATGACAGCAACGACGGCCTCTCCAGAGGCAATCCATGGCAGACCATCAGCAAGGTCAACAGCTTCGCTTTTGCTCCCGGTGACATCGTTCTGTTCCGCGGAGGCGACTCGTTCACAGGCTCCCTAAAATTGCACTGGATCGGCGGAGGAATCGGCGCCTGGGATAATGGTATGCCGACGATCAACAGCGCGGCAAGCGCCTGCGTCATCGCAACTGATCTGTACGACTTTTTTATCGATCACCTGGTCTGCACGGGTAGCGGTTCAGGCGTCAATACGACGGCCGGCATTTCAATTACCAATACGGGAAACAGCCAGCTACTCAATATATCGGTCAGCAACAATACAATCTCCGGATACGGCCTCACCGGCATTCTCATGGCCGGCGGCCAGGGTGGCTGGCTGCAAGCCAACATTTCCGGCAACACGGTTCATGATGTGGCTGGCGCCAACGTGGCCAGCACCGCCTGCATACTGATCGGCTCTACTGCCACCGGCAGCTATTTGAGCACGAACACCACCATACAAGGAAACACTGCCTACAACTGTGTCGGGCGCACCGGGATCACCGGCAACAGCGGCAGCGGCATCGTTATGTCACAAATGAACGGGGCCATCATAAGCGGCAATGTCGTTCATGACTTCGGCACCGGCAGCGGCACGAGTAGCATTGCCGCCTCTGGCGTCGGCCTGTTCGACTCCCAAAACATCACGATCTCAAACAATGAAATCTACAACGGGGCAACTGCAACCAACATCCCCAACAGCATCTTCATCGGCCACAACAGCAATAAGATACGAGTGCTCGGCAACTATGTTCACGGCAACGCCGGCCCTGGCCTGCTCATGGCAAACGAAGCCGGATTCAAGATTGCCACGGTTTCGAACGTCTATGCCGCGTGGAATATCTTCCAGAGCAATGCCGGCGGCGGCGAAGTGGCACTCAAGGTTAATACCGGCGCCATGGCCAACATCAACGTCTATAACAATACGCTCTATGCAAGTGCCACCACGGCTGCATTCTGGTGCCATGGCTGCGGCAGCATAACCGGGCAGGCTTCGAACAACATCATCCAGACGGCGGGTGCGACCGTCAACCTGACCAATGACGACAATACCAATCTTGGGACCGGTCCCTTCACTTTCACGAAAAACGATTACACCGGCACCTCGACCAGCTTCAAACAGGCGGCCACCACCTACGCCACATACGCACTGTGGCAGACCGGAACCGGACAGGAGAAGATCAGCGGCACCAATGTGGGACTTGTCGTCAGCCCGCAATTGAGCTCACCGGGCACCGGCGGCACGATCGGGGTCGCCCCACCGGCATTCTCCACCCTGACCCAGTATCAGTTCAACGTGGCCGGAACCAAGCCGATGCAGGACGTGGGACTGAATGTTGCCACCCAATACCCGAGCAACAGCATCCCGACACTGACCCAAGACTTCTATGGCAACAAACTGCCGACCGGCACAGGCACCGGCTATCCAGTCGGCGCCAACGCGATCTCAACGCACTAGCTCGGGACGCCCGCCGGCGGCCTTGTCGGCGCCATTATCCTTCTGTGCCTGCACGGCCATGAGCTTGCGATTCCAGAACGCCGCGACCTCTGCCACTTCCAAGCCCGAGTGCAGCACGGCTCTGTGAAGAAGCTGCCGCAGGGCAAGAACTTCTTCCTCGGTGGTTTCGATCGTAATCATAGCACTGAGTAGAATGATGCGATGTTGGGCGGCGTCCCAGAGTTCAGCGTGAACTGAATCTGCGTAATCGAGGCACCCACATCGGTGAAGTTCTGTGCCGTGAGGCCAGGCCGACCGGCCTTGGACAGGGCATCGGCGGTGCTGGCGGCAAGGTCCGGGTCCTTTGCCAGCCGATCATTGGCCGTGTTCAGGGCGTTCATCGTGGTCAGGAACTGATTGACGGTCGCGATCAGGTTGCGGCCGAAGGTCACTGCGTCTTGCGAGCTTGTAGCCATTATCCAATTCTCCAGTTGGTTCCGTCGTGATAGACCGGCACCCTATTAGCACCGCCGCCAGCGACAACGGCTCCCACGCCAGCAGTCATAGTTTGTGTTGCGTCGTTTACAAATGCCACGGCACCAGCCACACCAGCCGGCAGCGATGCAACGGCGCTGACCGGCAGGACTATTGCCGCTTTGGCGGTCCACTTGCCTGAGTTGGTCAGATTGTAGTCGAGCCGATTCGTGGCGTTCTGGCCGATGACGATACAGCCCGATACGTTGCTGCCGGTGTCTACACTGTCGCCAAGAATTAAGTTGTTAGCACCAGTCGTTATGCTGGACCCGCTCGAAAACCCGATGAATATATTTCCACTGCCGCTAGAAGCATTAGGGCCAGCACCATAGCCTATGCCGACTGAAGATTCGCCTACTGTTACTGAAGATAGGCAATTAGTACCGATAGCTGTGTTAAAACGAGGTCCATTCAAACTAAATAATGCTGAGTTACCAATCGCTACATTATTGTAACCAGTTACGTTTAATACAAGAGCCTGATTTCCTATTGCTATATTCGACGCCCCTCCTACATTGGAATTTTGAAGCGCCTGGGCACCAATGGCAATGTTATTGCCATCAACGGTGTTGTGCAACAACGTAGCTGCACCGATAGCAACATTTGCCCCTCCCGTAGTGTTATTGAGCATTGATTGGAAACCAATCGCAATATTGGATCCGCCAGTCGTATTGCTATTAAGCACCGATGCCCCGAAACCTAAATTACCATCACCACCAGTAGCGGAATCCATTACGGCGTTGCCGATCAAAAGGTTGAACTGGGCGCCAGTTAACAACTTGCCAGCGGAGGTGCCCAAAGCAACATTGCTAGTACCCGTAGTTAAACTGCGCAAAGCACCAGTGCCTATGGCGGTATTATCACCTCCTGTTGTAACAGCTTGTAGCGCACCTGTTCCGGTGCCAAGGTTGGATCTACCAGTTACGGTAAAATTTCCAGCGTTACCTTCGAAAAAGTTGTCATTAGTTACATTAGGAACAGAAAACAGCACGGGCTTGCCATTGTGCATATAGGCAAAGCCAACATCGACGTTGGGCTGTCCAGACCCGTCGATGTTGAAATGCGTCGCCCCCGCAAAACTCCCCGCGCTGTTCCACTGCACCGAGTTCAGCGGCAACCCAGGGCTCCCGCCACCACCACCAGCAGCCCAGGTCGTGTTGCCGATCCCATCAGTCTGCAAGAACCATGTATTCGTTCCAGCCGTGGTCGGCAGTTTCAGCGTCCAGGTGCCGGCGGCGTCCTGGGTCGATAGCGTGACCTTGCCGCTGGTCGTACCTATGAAATCCAGCTTGCCGGTGTTGCCGCTCACAAGGCCGACATCAATCTTGCCCTCAAATATGTTTAATGAGTTAGATCCTACAGAACGAAGATTGGCGGATACTGGAGCACTACCAAGACCATGATGATCCCCAATATATACTCCGTATGCTGTGCCACTAATCGTTGGCGTGCCGCCCGGAACTCCAATCTTCGCGCCGTAATAATTTGTTGTTGCAGCAAGAGGATCGAACTGTAGATCGGCCACAAAGGCAGCGAAGTCTGTCGCAACACCTCCCACGCCCATCGCGTTACCAATGCGCTTTTGCGCATAATACGACGCTACTGTTCCTGCCGTGCTGTGAACAACACCTTGTGATAAAAAGTCTGAATGAAAAGAAACGATTTGCGTAAGAGCGAGATCGGTACAGGCGCTAAACACGCCTACATGTTCTGATACAGTTCCGGTCCCTAGATTGGTGGTAGCAACCCATGCCCCATAGAATTGACCAAAAGGGCCAATCGAATCGGTATTGATCCAGTTCTCGATATCAAGACCATAAACAAAAGCACTTCCTAAACCAATGTGCTTGTAGCCGGTGAAGATCGCCTGACCGTCGATGTAAGCGCCTAGCGTGGGAAGATCGCCGGAGAAATATTCGTTGACCGACAGCGGCACGTTTATGGCAGTCGGTGTTGCAAATGTAGGATCACCAGGAGCGTATAGGACATTGTTGATTGCGCCGAAGTTCCCAACCGCTGCATGCTGCAGATCAACCATTCCACTGCCGCCAACCCAAGTGAGATCGGCACTGCCCGCAAACGTGCCAAGCGGGTTGTTAAACTGGATGGAATGAAGCGGTGTGCCGGGAGTACCGCCGCCACCACTGCCGCCAAATTCGCCAATGTCACTCATCGTAGAAACGCCCAGATCTGGCCCGCCACGCGCGTGCCCGCTGTATCGCTGTTGATGATCAGGTCATTGCCGCGGGCGGCTTCCCACCAGCTATGTTGCTCGGGTGCCAGGTCATCGAGCACGATGCGCCCCGCCGAGATGAATGGGTACGGGCCGCCGGTAATCGATGCGCCGTCTTTGACTGTGATGACCGCTGCTGCGTTGAGCTTCAGAACGACGCGCGTAACCAGGATCGCGGTCGCTCGCGCCGGGACGATAATATGATCACCGGAAGTCGAGAAATCGACATTGAATTTGGTGAGCGGGTTCCAAGCCACATTAGGACGCCAATGCCTTCAAGCGATTGAGACGATCGTTGTAGTCGGCCTCGCGGGCATTGACCGCGGCCTCACGCTGGGCAATCGCCGCCTCATGATCGTGAATGGCCCGCTCGCGCGCCTCAAGCTCGGCGTGACGCCGATGTGCCTCTTCGGCCTTGGCATCGAGCTCTGCGCGCAAATGCGCGTGTTCTTCGGCCCTCGAGCGCAGCGCATTGTCGCGCTGGTCGATCTCGTTGGCGCGCTGCAGCAGACCCCGTTCCTTGCGGTCGAGAAATCCTTGACGCTCCTGGTGCGCCTGGTCTGCGGCCTTGCGCGTGGCGTCGTGCGCCTTCAGTTCCGCCGCCAGCTCCTTCTGCCGCTTGGCAGTTTCATCACGCAGCTTGGCCAGCTTTTCGAGATGGGACTTGGCTTCGTCCGGGTGCGTGATCAGCTTGATCAGACCGAGCAGGCCGTTGGTATCGTCCATCGCCTCACCTGCGTTCTTGATCGCCGCGAGGCGCAGTCCGGGATAAACCGCCCGGGTCTGATCGGTGGCGATGCGCTGATTGTCCTTGGTGGCAACCGGGTTCTCACCGAAGGCAATCGAGCAGGGCGCTTCCGGGTGCAGCCGGATCGAGCGCGTGGTTGATTGGAATGACTGGCTCTGGTGCGACTTGTCATCGAGCTCGATGAACTGTTCGCCGATTGGCGGATCGACCGGGTCGGGGGTGGCGTACTCGGCGATGTAGAGCCTGCTCATTGCTGATAGCCCCACGCTTGCACGTCATTGCCGGTGCCGCCGGCGCCAAGCGCACCCGATGTGACAACGATAGTGGTATTGACGGCGGAAGCCGGAACGCAGGGAGTGAAATTCTGCGTCAGGACAGTTCCCGTCACGCCAGCAGCGGTTACCGGCGCCCCGACCGCCCAAGTGAAATTGCTGGTCAGATTTGTCGTTGTCACGTTGGTCGTAATGGCAGTCGTGGCACTTCCGGGACTGACACTGAATCCGCACAAGAACGTGGTCTTGCCCGCGGCTGCCGCGAGCGTTGCCGCAACGGCCGCAGTCGTGCCGGTTGCCGACGCGACGATGGACGTGCGGATGCTGCCGCCCGACCCGCCGAGTTGTTGGTAGATCGCCTGCAACCAGCCATTCACGCCAGAGCCGCCACCGGGCGGCACCTGCGACCAGGCAATGCCGCACCCGAGAGCAAGCGCGGCGGCTACTGCAAGAATCCGCTTCACGCGCCAACTCCCAGCGCCTTGAGCGCCATCAGGTAACCTGAGGTCCCGCAATTTCTGGCGATCGCCGATGCCAGGCAGGCGCGATAGAAAATGATGTCCGCTGACATGACCGTAGCCTGGGACGCACCTGGCACGTTCGCGCTCTGACACACCGACAGGGCCGTGGCCACGGTGGTGTTGTGCGCCGAATTGGGTGACGAGCTGGCGCTGGGCATCAGTTACCCTGCCACAGGATGTTGGCGATATTCCCGGCGATCGGGCCGGACTGCCCGACGTTGCCGATCGTCTCGGCCTCGGTGTTGGCTGCGGTGTTGACCGCGGTGATGTAAGCCACGTCGGCCGCAGCCAGTGCGGTGTTGTAGGCCGCGAGCGAACCGGCAGCGAACAGCGCCGTCTGGAACGTCGTATAGGCGGCGGCCTTAGCCGCCTGGCGCACGCCCTCGGCCTTAGCCACTGCAGCGATGAAAACGTATTGCGCAGCTAGTGCCATAGAACCTCACTGGGGCAGGCGCCCGAGAATAGCCCGCTTGGCCGACTCGATGCAGGAGTTTGCCAAGCTCGAGTTGGTGATCACGGCGCTGTCATAGGCGATCGTCAGGGAACCGCCATCCGAGCCGGCGCCGGATGTATTGTTCTGATGGCCCTGATTGTCCGGCTTCTTTGAAGCGGCCGGATCAAGCGTGACCCTGATCCACGTATCGATTGCCATCAGTTAGCTCCCACGTATTGGACTTCGAGCGCGACATCGCCGCCGGCTGTGACGGTGGTCGTGGTCTTCAGGATGATATCAAAGAAGCCGCCGGGATTGGCACTGAACTGCGTGCAGCCCAGATTCACCAGCACCTGCCACAACGGAAGGTTTTGATGATCGGTGGTGAAGGTATTGGCAAACGTGATGTCCACATTCTTCGCAGCAGCAACGACGGAGGTTGCAGAACCGAACAGCTTGTTGTCGGCCGGACCGGTAATCTGAATGACCGGACTCGCCAACCCGGTAAACGCCGGCTGGGTGCCATCGGTGAGCGAGTCGCTGAATGCGACATCGACATCGGTCGCGGCCGAGGTCGAGAGCGCGGCATTGGTCAAGATGACATGCTTGATCTTGGAATCTGGCGGGATGCGAACCAGGCGATAGAGCGACGGGGCCGTAACACCGGTGGTTGCCGCGACGTGACCGTTGACCGAGCGCAGGATGCCAGGAGCGCCTTCGCCAACTGCATTCGCCACGATCGGGAACGCATCGAGGTTGACGATGGGATTTGCTTTAAGGGCTTCGGTTGCCATTTAGCCGCTCCTATAGACCTGGCGGAGTAATGAAGAATGCATCGCTCTGGATCGCTCGCTGGAAAGCCATCAGCGCGATCGTGACTTCCTTGATGGTGATCACGTTGCTGTTGGCGTCTGCGGTATTGAACCGGAGCTCGAAGTCGTTTGCGTTGGTAGCCAGGGTGCCGACCGTAAAGTCGGACACCTTGAAGCCATCCACACCGTTCTTGATCGAGAGCGAAATGCTGGCCATTGGCTACACCTTACGGAGTCACGTCCGCCGCGGCCGACGAATCGGCGCAGAGGCATTGCAACAGGCGACCGGGCTCGAGCCGGGTCGCGCCTGAACTCATCTGCGTGTAGAGCTGATAGGGCAGCGAGCTCAAGTCCTTGCGCTGCGTCACGTCGTTGCGCGTATCGAGCCAGACGCCAAGGTAGGCGCCGGACGGCACCAGCACGATGTTCTGGCGCGTGCTGGAGGTCGAGACCAGGCGCTCCGAGTAGCAGATATCGAAGCCGAGAAAGCGAGTGACCTTGCCGTTGGTCAGGGTTGCCTGGGTGCCGGCGAAGTCGGTTGACACCACCTGCACCTGATTGAGCAGATCGCTTTCGCCCTGGCTGTTGGTGACCCAGGTCATGGCCTCGGTATCGACGTCCACCTGCAGTTTGCGGAACGCACGCTTGGCTTCGATCATCTTGGCGACGGTGAGGCCAACGGCGGCAGAGGCAGAGAACGCGGCGGGGATCTGAAAACCGGCGCCGGTCACGGTCGAGCCGGTATTGAATGTCTCGCTCGAAAGCGACCCGGCGTCCTGACCGATCTGCGCGGTGGCGAAGGCGCAGCCAATGATACGATCGTCCCATTCGCGGGAGACGGCGGCGGCGGCCACGGCGGCGTACTGCGCGGTTGGATCGCTGATCAGCTTGAGCTTGTCGAAGGTGTCAATGAGCTGTGAGGCTTCCTTGTCCACCGGGAACACCCAGCGCCTGCTAAAATCGACGTCTTGCCGATTGAGCGGCGCGAACTTGCCGGCCGGCGCCTGCATCTGAATGGCGCCGATATACTGGATCGGGCTGGCCTGCTTGCCATAGTGATTGCCTTCCATCACCCGGCCGCGCAGCTTGGACTGGGTCTGCTGCAGCTTGAGGTTCAAGAGCGCAGAGAATTCCTCGACGTAAAGCTTGAAGAGATTTTCAGACACGGCCGATCTCCGCAGACAAATGGTTCGAACAATCGCCGTGGCCGCTGAGCGGGGGCGCGATGGTTCGGCCGTGTCCTTGCGGGGGCCGTATGAGCTAGAAGCCTATGCCCGCGTGTCCCTTTACAGGGGGCGGGGAGGATCAGCGTCCGGGGTTTGGGGGCGCATGAGGGAGACGCTGATCCCCTAGGAAGGCCCGCTTACTAGCAGCGCGAAGGCTAGAACGCGGGTCACACCTTGCAAAATTCACGGCTTAGAAAACGCCGGTTTATACGGGTTTTTTTGCCGCCGCCTGCATCTTCAGCCAGCGGATTGCCCGATTGTAGAGATTGAGCACCCTTGGATTCACCCGGTCCATGGCCTGCAACCCCGCCGTCAAGGGATTGCCGCAAAGGTTTCGACCGGTGATCACGCAGCACGGCTCACCCCTGGCGGCGGCCTCGTCGCACTTGAAGCTGCACGAATTGGTAGACAGCCCGAAGAACAGCTCGTCATCGGAAGCCGTATTCAATGCCGGCATTGGAGCCCTTTCGACAGACGGCGCCTGTCCTCTCTTTATATACTTGCGTCTGACGTATTTGCGCTTGCGCCTGGGCGGCTCGGGCGGGAGATCGGTGGCACGCACCTGTTCTGGTTCTTGATCCATGGCTTACCTCATGCCCATTGCGGCAAGTTCATGCTGTTCATTGACGCCATGGATCTGTTCCATCAACGCCTTGAATTCGCGCTGCTCGACCTTGCCGCCGGCTTGCAGGCGCTTGGCCCATCCTTCCTTCTCGGCCATCAGATCGTTGAGCCGCGACTGCGCCTGCTCCTTGGTGGAGGCAGACGTTGACTGATCGGGGCCGTGCAGTTGTCCGGGCTCGCGCAGGCCGGCGCCGATGCGGTGCATGAGCTTGGCGGCGGTGTCCCAGCCAAGGGCGTCCTCGAGCTTGACCACCTGCTCCTGCGAGAGGCCGAGCCGGCGCGCGCCATCAAGGGCAACGACCTGGTTTTCCTGAAACTTGGCGCCCCACTCGCGTTGCAACGCGGCCAGGGTTTCGGTCTTGCGCTGCTCATTGAGGGTCTGCTCGCTGACCTTGCCATCGGCGACATGCTTGGCGAATGCCTTGGCGACTTCCTCGGCCATGGCTTTCGGCATGTTCTGCTTGGCAAAGGTATTGCGCAAGGTGTCGGCGAGCGCGGGATCGACGCCTTCGGGGAGGGAATAGTCCTTGGCCTCTTTGGGGGCGCCGAGTTTTTCCCAGACATTCTTCCAGCCGGCGAGATCGTTGGGTTCCGGCAGCCGCACGATCTTGTCGGCGGGGGCGCCGATATGACGTTCGGCCGCCTTCCAGCTCTTGGTCACGTCGACCACGAGCTTGGCGGGATCGGTGATGTCCCAACCCTTGTTCTGCCAGGAGCCGACAACATCCGGTTCGATGCCGGTATGCCATGGGGTTGCGGGCGTTGTAATGGGCGCTGCGGGCGGCGGGGCCGGCGGTGCCGAAGGTGTCGCGGGTGCGGCTTCAGCCATAGTACTTCTCCATGTCGGGGAACAGTTCTCTCAATTCCTCGCGGGTGAGCTCGAGGTGCTGGATGATACGCAGGTAGACCTGGCGCCTGCCCTCGAGCAGCGGCTCGGCGTTGGTCGTTGTTTTGGCACGACAGAACCTGACCAGATCGCGGATGACGGCCTTGCCAGCCTCACTGCTGAATGTGAGCTGGTAGGCCCGCTTCATTTCCTCGTATTCAGTCAGAGGAATCATGCAGGCGCTTGTCCCTGCGTGCCCTGCAACCCGGTCTTGGCGTAGGCATTGATTAAGGCGGCCTGGCCGGGAGCGGACTCAATCTGTTGCTGGCGCTGCTGCTGCTGGGCGCGGGCCTGTTGCTTTCCGGCGATTTCCTGGGCCGACGCCATCCAGCTTTCCAGCACGCCCTGTCTGCGGGCAATCTCCGGGATCGCGACCTGGAAATTGAACGGATCGAGATAGCTCGGATCCTGGGTGATGTTGACCAGTTCCCGCACGCCTTCGATGGTGCGGAAGAAGCCGGCGACCTCGCCCTGCTGTGCGGCCATGGCCAGCGGCGAGGTATCGACCACCTCGTATTCGCCGCCTGCGTCACGCAATGCCGGCGGCATCGGCTCGAGCATTCGCATGGACATCGCCAGGTCGAGCTCGCGCTCAATCATCTGCGAGCGCTCATCGAGCTGGCGACCGAGTGTCGGCGCGACCAGCATGCCCTTTTCGTTGACCAGCTCGATGACCTGGGTGGCGGTCATGTTGGGATTGTCGGTCAGCACCTTGAACAGCGACACCAGGAACGTATCGTCGATCAGGCTTCGCTCCTCGGCGATCATCTTCTCGCCGATTTCGAAATCGCCGGTCGGCAGCACATCGACCAGGCGCTTGCCGTCCATGGTCATGGCGCCCTTGTTGAGCGCGCCTGGCCGCAGATTGAAATCGATCAGGCCATCGTCAGCCGTCAGCAATACCGGATCTGCGGCGCGATGCCCCTGCTTTAGATAGACGGTCTTTTCCGCATTCAGGGTTTTCAGCGCCGGCAGCACGATCTGGGCGGGACCGCGGCCGTAGACCTCGCCGGGTGTTTGATCGTAGCGATGCACCGAGAACGGAAACTTGCGATAGCCGCCCTCGTCCTCCATCAGGCACTGGCCTTCGACCGAGACGTAGTAGCTTTCGAACGCCATGCCCTTCACGTCGAGCCGCTGCGGGTCCTGGTCGCGGCGCGGGCGCACGCAGTGCAGGAATTGATAGGGCCACTTGCTTTGCTGCTGATACGGCGCCTGCAGGGCAACTGGCAGGTTTTCCAGGCCCCACTTCTGCACCGCCTGATACGGCGTCATGCGAAACCAGCGGATCATCCGATCCACTTTACCCTGATGGTTCTCGCCGAAGAACGTCTCGCCAAGCGGAATAGCCTTATAGCGCAGTCCGCGTGTGCCGCCCCAATGCCGAGCGTCGAACGCATCGACATACATAGTTGCATTACCAAACGCTCCGAGCGACTGCCAGTTGTTGTAGTTTTGACCGGCGAAATTTGCGTTCGGCGAATACCGAAGTCGGAACAGAACTCGAGTTGCATTTTCAAACCACAACCTGGTGGCGCGATCCTTCATGATGTAATCGGCGTTGGGACCGCCCGCGCGCAGCCCGTGCCAGATCAGATTCTTCGGCGTCACCAGCGAATCGGCAATAGCGCAGAACCGATGTAGCGCGAGCGCGCCTGTTGCGTCTATTTGCTCGCGGGTTTTCTTACCGCCGGGCCAATTGAAGTTCTGATAGTAGAACGTATTCCTGCTTGTTGGCAGGATCAGTTGCGCCGCTTCTTCCCATTGCTCGGCAAAATTCCAGCGCCAGGTCTGATACTGACCGAACTCGGCCAGCACGCTGCGGACGATATCGGCTTCGCGCGCGCCGATCTGGCGCGGCCGTGGCATGTCTGTCTGTTCGATCAGATCATTTGCCATCAATGCACCAGCCGCTTGGCGTCGGGATCATGCGGGTTCATGCTTGGATCGAGCCGTTCGTCGGCGGCGAGCCACAGCTTCACCATCTCGAAGAACTCAATGCGTTCCTTGTCGCGGAAATGCATCTTGTCGCAAAACCGGCGACACTCGCCTTCGAATTGTCTGACGGACGGAAATAACACGACGCGGTGACGCGGCATTCCACCATGAACCATATCAGCCACAACACAGCCCGACTTGTTGATGCGACCGATGCTCGAAAGTATCGGACCAGTAATCGCGCGAAAGAACGGATGCACGCAATGCATGAGGACCAGAAACTCCTGATCGTCATCAAATCGATGGGCCAGCATCGATAGCAAGACAGCGCCGAATCGGTGCCGCGCGTAGACATAATCTGAGGATCCTGGGCGGTCGGTCGCATAGCTGAGCGTGCGCGCCTGCCAGGAGCCGTTGAGGTGCTTGTCGATGAGTTCAGTATGCACCGCCATACACCGATGACAGCGCCCCCTGACGGGTCGAGCCCATCATGCCGGAGAGCGGGCTGACCCCGATCTTCTGCTGCTGCATCTGGGCGAGGCGCTTCTTGCGCTCGTCGTCAGTCTCGGCGGATGCCTGCGCCATGAGCGCGTCCCCGAGCCCCATGGCCGGCTGGATAACGGACGGCATGTCTTTCTCCCGTATCCTGAAAGAACCGACGGCAGGAGGCCGCCGGCCAAGTTCAGGGAGGAACGCCCAAGAGGGACGCACTTCAGCGCGTCAGACGCTGTGGGAGGGAGCCTATGGAAGGGGCCGGAAGCCCAAAATTCACGGCTTAAGTCAATTCGAAATCAATACCGCTGGCGTAGAACTGCCCATTGCTGCGCGGGCGTGCTTCCGAGCCCACCGGGCAGGCGCGGGCAAACCGCCGCATCATGATCAAAATCCGGGTTGCCGACATCAG